TATCTGCAGATCCCACACGAATCTTATTATGGACTGGTACTAATAATGCATCAAATGTTTCGAAATATCCATCAGATAAAGATATAGAAGATTTTAAAAAAGATGCGGAGGCAAATCGAATTAACAATCCCGGTATTATTAGCGTGCCTCCAGTGCAATTAAATGCATTCGCTGCAGTTGAGCCAAAAACTCCGGGATTCTTAGAAAACAGAACTGCGTATCCTGCAAGAATTTATATTAATTTATTAGTAGTTGATGAGTTATTAGAAAAAGTAGAAAGAGATTACAAAGAGCCAACAATTAAAAATTTTTTTAATTTATTATCAACAGAAATTTCAACACAATTAGGAGGAGAAATTTCAATGAAATTAATAGAACATCCAATTGAATCTAATATATTAATGTATTATGATATCAATTATATTGATAAAGACATTGCTAAAACAGAAGAATTTGTAATCCCTGGATTTGATAGAAAAGGTGCATCTGCTATACGAGATATATCGATAACAACAAATGTACCAGATTCAGTAAAATCTATGATATACGGATTAGATGCAGCAACAAAGTCATTTAATTCAACAACTGTATATTCAGCATATATATTTGGGTCAGACGATACAAGAAAAAAAATAGAAGCTGATTATGAAAAAAATCATTTAGATGCACTTAAAAATTTAAAAATAGCAAAATTAGAATTAGCACAAAATGCAGAATCACTTGATGAGCCAGGTCCACCAATCAATGAAATTATAAAATTACAAAATGCTTTGAAAGGATATCTCATGTATCCAACTCCGAAGTTTGATGAAACTGTTACTTCATCAAATCCTGTTTTTCCAATGGAAATTACAGTTACACTTGATGGAATTAACGGGTTTAAATATGGCGATGTTATGAATTTCAGTGGAATACCTGAAAAATATATACGTAGATTTGCATTCATGGTGATCGGAATAACTCACACGGTTAACAATGACGGAGACTGGTCAACTCAATTACAATTAAAGGCTAGAATAAAACAAACATGATATGAGAATTAAAAACTATTATAGTGCAGATCAAATAACCAACGGGTTGTATACATTTGGAAAAGAATGGCAACTTGCAGATGAAACTGAATATATAGGATTATATCATCGTTATGCTACTGGAGAAGTATTTACTGAAGCAAAGTGGAATAAATATAAATCACAATCATTGTTTCCGTATCAAAATGATTCGAAACCAGTAAAAACATACAAGCAAATAAATGGGTCAATTAAAACAAAATATAAATCTCCAAATAATTATTTTGTATCGGTAACGCCCGCAGATATTTCAAATAGATTTATAACAAGATACATATTGAATCGTGTTAATACCGATAAATTTATTGAAATTGATAAAAAACAATACAAAGAATATCGTCAACAAAAAATTGATAATAATATATACTTGTTAGTTGAGATACGATGGTATATAGCCGGTTCTATTGAAACGCAATTTCAAGGAAATAACAAACAACCAGGAGTTATAGAATTAAATCAACAATCTATACATTTAGCAAAACAACAAAATCCTAATATAGTTAAGTATCTAACCAATCCTTTAGAATTTTATATAGATACCGATCTTGTAATTCCTCCTGATATAAACTAGGAAAGTTGAAATATATTCTATATTATACTATAGTATGATAGTTGATAGTATAGAAGATCTGGACGCACTGTTCGGTTATATGCAAGATCGAACCTGCTTGGTTGTTCCTGTATTAACCGATCATCAATCCCATGTTTCGCAGAATAAAATTTCATGCATATACATTTATACCGAAGATGATGTGGAGCGTTTAGTTCCAATCAATCATACCGAACAATTACAAGGGTTTTCCGAACATGTACACCGCTTTCTAGAACTAGAGTCGGTATTTGTTCATGATAAAAAGGCTTGGCTGCAACTGGGCGGAAATGACTCCGTATACGACCTCAAGACTTTGTGGTGGTGCACGTACGGCGAGACCTATGATGACAGTTTATATTTACAGCCAGCACATCATTTTTATCAAAGACGACATCATCAATTAGCTCATGTTAATGCAATTATACCTATTATGCAACATGCGGCTATGTGCCAGAAAATACGCAAGTATGCTTGGCCCATGATACGAAATGTTAAATTAACAGAATCATATAAAACATTTAATTCATTATATCCAAAAGTTTTTGCTGCAATTGAATCTGCTGGTCTGCAAGTTAATGAACGTTTCCCACAACCAGTTGCCGTTCATAACAATCAGGTTTATACCAATTACAACTATCATACATCAACAGGTAGACCTAGTAATGCATACCGCGGATTCAATTTTGCAGCAATGAATAAAGAAGACGGTACTAGATCAGCATTCTGTAGTAGATTTGAACAAGGTGCATTAGTTGAAATGGATTTTGATGCTTACCACGTTAGACTGATTGCTAAACTAATAGGCTATAAATTGCCAGAAGGGAGTGTGCATGAATATTTTGGTCGATTTTATTTTAGCACAGATACACTTACTACTGAGCAATACGAACAAAGTAAACAAATAACATTTCGATTATTATATGGAGGAATAGACCGAGAATTCTTAGCAATACCGTTCTTTAAACAGGTTAATGATTTTATATGGAATCTATGGAACCAATGGAAAAAACAAGGCTATATAAGAACGGCAATAGACCGTAGAACCATGACTCGTGAGCAGTTTCCGGATATGACAGCAAACAAATTATTCAATTATTATTTACAGTCTTTAGAAACAGAGTTTTCGGTTAGGAAACTAGACCAAGTATTAAATTTATTAAGTTCAAGTGAAACTTGCATGATACTATATACTTATGATTCGGTATTATTCGATGTACCGTTATCAGAAGCAAAGCACATTTTACCACAAATACAAGACATAATGCAATCGGGAAATTTCCCGGTTAAATGTAAAGTTGGCGATATTTATAGTAAAATGCGAGATATCACGTTATGACAATAGATTCAATATTAACCGAATGGACATTTCGACTCGAGTCCGGCTATCCAACTTGTGATGCAGATTATGATGTGCTCCACGACGTTATCATGGAAATGACTGACTTATCCGAGACAGATGCCAATCGCATAGTTACACAGGCCCGAGGGCTGAATGAAGATGAAGAAGAACTCGAACTAAATTTATATCAAGATTTAAATGATACTTTAAAACTTTATTCAATAAATTATATTGATTTTGATTTATTAATAAAAGCAATAATTTCTAATGATCGATCCAAAGAATTAATTGAATTAATTAAAAATCCTTTAAATAAATCTTTAGAACGGGGAGCATACCCAATACGCGGTATAGAAGAAATATTATATGATTTAATCATGAAAACAGTCAAAATTACATACGGCGATCCGAGTGAATTATGGTTAGCTATTGTGTTTGATGGACGTGTAGAAAGCACAACTGAAACCGAAGAATCGTCAATTGTGTCTGATGTAGAAATTGACGGAGAAAGTGTGTCATTAAAAAATTATACTAACATTAAATTTAATTTTGGAACATTGCCACCAATCGGTCGTAAATTATTATATCAATTTTTAAATTTTGCTGAACTACTAAGCGGAAAACAAGTCAATGCTTCTAATACCCGGGATAGTATTAATGAAATTTTAGATTTTTTAGATCATGAAGAGTATGAAAAACAGATTCGTCAATTTTTAAGATCATCAGAAAATACAGATATTGTAATAATTCAAAAATTAAGAAATCGAATAGAACAGTTTTATACATTAGATGATAATCTAGATAAATTAATCGAGTCATTTTGTAAAATAATTGACAATACATTAAAAGAAAAAATTATGAAAGTTTCATGGTGGGGCATGATTATTAAAGGCACAAAGGTTTTATATTTAGAAACATCTAAAAATATTTATAATCAAATAAAATGTCGAAACGATAGATTATCTCCAGCAATTGCTACATTTGCAAATAATCAGTTATTTATATATGGCTCTCAATTAGGGTTAAATATAACAGCTAAAAAAGACTAAACAATTGAAAACACAACTACTTTGCACCTTTGCACATAGATCAGATTTAAACATAATCATAGATCACATACAAACACATTATGAAATTCCAGAACAACGAATATTTGTATTCTCAAATGCAGACGATACAGATTCTTTATTTTGCACCTATAATGTTTCTGATACCAAGAAACGAGGGTTAAATACAATTAGTATACATCGAAAAAAAGAAACAAATACCCTGTATACGGTCAATGCACTTAATGCTGTTATACAAGCAGTTAATAATGGCGTATTGGATAAGACATTTCAATTAGATTGGCCTAGATATCAAAATTCATTTATTTTAACGGATTCTGATGATGGTTATCGAATTATTGAGTTACAATTTTATAAAAGGTTTTCTTGGTAATGTAATATTTATATTATATAATATACAGATAACAAAACTATGAAACATATTTTATCAAAAAACTTATCTAGATTTAAAGCAAAGAATTTAAATGAATCTAGCGAAGATCGCCAAGATTATTATAAAGAAATTATAAAAAATAATAATTGGAATAGTTACGAATCTGCTCATGTATGGTTACAAGACCAAGGACTTAGTGATCGAATGATTGATGCTATATTAGACAGTGTATTTCCAAAGGATCAAGAAGATCTTTACGAAATCTTTTTTGTTACTGCATACCAACCCAATTTAGAAGATGCTGAAGGGTGGTATTCTCTCGGAAAAGACAGCGAAGATGCATGGAAGAATCTTTATAGCTATTTTAAAAATGAAACCACCCGCGGAAAAAATATGATGGTATTTTTTAAGGTTGAAATAAAAAAATCTAAAAAGAATCCCGCAGATGTTAAACCATATACTAGATTTCAAGGATAATCAAGATGATACGATTAAAAACATTATTAGTAGAACAACGACCAGGCCAAGGTGGCGTTAAAGGAATTCCTTTCGATATATTGGATGCATCACCAGGTAATTCAAATCAACCATATAATCCTTCAAGCAATGCTTCAAATTTAGAAATACACGTAAATCATATTAATGTAGATTTAAATTATTCTAATTTGACATTATATAAAAAAGGAAAACTAGACTCTGAATTTGTAGATGAAACGATTGGAGACATTGAAGCACACATCGAAGATGAAAATATACGAGATCCGGAAACCGGCCGGTTAACATATGATATAACACGTATGGTATCGGATTTAGAATTTGATTGTGAAATAAAAATTGGTAAAGACACAATTGATCTCCGTGTTATATATGATGCCGAAGGAGACATACAAGATGTAGATATACAAGATCCTGACCTTGCTGAAAAACACGGTATAACGGAAACGGATGTATATGATTATTTAATTAGTCAATGATTAAATTAAAAAACATATTGTTAGAATCAGATTATGATGCAACAGGTATCACAAATGATCTGAACTGGGATAATATCCATACAAAGTATAATACTCCACCAACCGGATACATGTTCACAGCAAAGCAAATGACCGAACCAGCAAATAAATTACTTCGTGCATATTGGCAAAATGTAGCTTCATCATTAGAAAAAGAAGCTGAGATAAAGCAAGACCGAGCAGATGGTGTAGAATGGAAGTATATGCGCGACAATTATGATTGGTTGAGTAAGTATCGAATGAGAGCAGATCAGGCACTTGCAAAACTTCGAAGCACAGGTTATTTGAAATATAGTGATTATGACCTAGCAGTAGGAGATAAAGTAACATACCCAGAAGGAAATATTACAGATGGGGTAGTTGAAAAACTAAAAAGAGCAAAAGGCGGCGTAGAAGCCGTTGTTAGATGGAATAGAGGACAAAACTTAATTTCATTGTCAGCGTCGAAACTAGTAAAAAATGATACTGGTAACGACAATATTTAATTAAAAAAATAATTAAAAAAAACTTAACAATTTATTTGGACTTAACGGATTAATTATTTACTATATAATTAATAAATAACATAAATTAATAACTTAACAAAAGGAGTAAAATGGGACTTAACTTAGACGCCATTAAAAACAAACTTAACCAATTAAACAACAGTGACAACAAAAAACAAAATCTTTGGAAGCCTGAAGCAGGCAAGACACGAATTCGAATCGTGCCTTACGTTCACCGCAAAGAAAATCCTTTCCTAGAAATGTATTTCCACTATGAAATTGCAAAGCGTAGTATGCTTTCGCCAATTACATTTGGTAATGCAGATCCAATTGTAGAATTTGCAGATAAATTAAAAGCAACTGGAGATAAAGAAGATTGGCTTCAAGGTAGAAAGATCGAACCAAAGATGCGTACATATGTTCCAGTTATTGTTCGTGGTAAAGAGTCTGAGGGAGTAAAGTTCTGGGGCTTCGGTAAAACAATTTATTCGGAATTGCTATCAATCATCACAGATCCTGATTATGGTGACATTACAGATTTGATGAGTGGTCGTGATATCGATGTTGAGTTTACACCAGCAGAAGGTCCAGGTCAATATCCTAAAACATCAATTCGTGTTAAACCTAACACATCTCCTGCAACTGAAGACAAAGCAATTGCAGAGAAAATCATGAATCAGATAAAAATTACTGACATTTATGCAGAGCCTAGTTATGACGAGCTAGAAGAAGCTTTGAAAAAGTGGATGAACCCAGAAGATGATAGTGCAGATGTTACAAGCAATGAAACGACTAGCACTACGGCAGAAAGCAGTGAAGAAGCAACTACAGATGCAGCTGACGAACCAGCAACTGAAACAAAGCATACTGATGTATCTTCTGCATTCAATGATCTTTTTAATAATTAATTAGGAGTTTATCCATGGCAAAAAAGAAGTCGAAGTCTAAAGGTGAACTGGAAGATTCATTAGCCTCAACATTAGCAGACAGCATTAACAAACAGTTTAAAGGGCAGAATTATAAAACTGCATTCTTTTTAGCTGGCGACGAAGATGCTCCGACTAATGTAAAAGAATGGGTTAGTTCAGGATGTTCTATGTTGGATTTAGCAATTTCAAATCGACCAAATGGTGGCTTTCCTGTTGGTAGAATTACTGAAATAACAGGGTTAGAAGCTTCTGGTAAGTCTTTGCTTGCTGCACATGCACTTGCAGAAAC